TTTGGAAATAGCCCTCGGGAGCTGGTGAAGCCAGAGCCTCTGGACCGGATGGAGCGTCGAAGAAAACCCCCGACACGTTGACCCTATTGTAAAGATCCCGGATCCGTTTCCCGATCGTGTAGTTAGCACCGGGACCAACACCAAGGGCGGTAAAGATATTGATGACAAGCAAGCCGACTAGGCGATTCTGAGAGTTGGTCGTACCGCCCTGGCTGAGGTATTCGTTACCGCCAAAGGTGGTTAGGCATTGAACCCACGATGAACCGGGCGTGGGCTCATATGCCATGTTGTGATAGACGACTGGAATCACTGGGTTTTTTGCCAGCTCAGTCGCTAGACGTGCCTCGATGGTGGCGCGGATAGTGTTGAGATTGAGTGCTGCCATCAGTCTTCAGCGATGATGTCACGCCATTCTTTGCGGACATAGGCTTCAAGCTCTTTGCCGATCAGATCAGGGAAACCAGGCTGTGTGCCTTGGCGAGTGCGATACTTGCCGCCCCACGATGGCGGGAGATTGGTGCCGTAGCAAACTGCCTCGGCGTATTCCACATTGTTGAAGACCCTTCCAACATAAGGATTATCTGTGTTCACATCCCATCCCTGCACCAAGCGTGCAGTGTCAACTGGTGTGCCGATAGGTGTTTGCCTTGTCTTTAGTTCTTTTTGCCACTGCAGTGTGGTCCTGTTCACCAGCTTGCGGACCTGATCGTCCATCAAACCTGGGATCTGATCCAGCCTGATGTTGCGTGCCATGCTCAAGCCCTCAAGATCAGTTCGTAGACAATCGCAGCATTGCCCTGCTCAATCGTATTGACTTGAATGATCTGATGCACAACGCTGCTGATGACGATGCGATCCTTTGTCTCAGGAGCTGTCGTTACCGCAGCGGCAGCAATCAGCAGACGCTTGTCACCAGCCTGTACCAGTTCGTTGACTTCCTTCAGGCTCACATCAGAAAGCACACCCTTAACAGTGGAATCTGACTCAGACTCAGTGATGGTGCCGGTCGTTGTGTTGTAACTTCCACCCGTGACAATCCGGACAGTTACATCGCCACCAAACTTGCTGACGACTTTATTGGCGACCTTGCGTAGCGAAGTGGAAAGCGCCATCAGATCTTGTACGCAATGCACGCCCCATTCTGAAGCGTGATGCTGGTGAAATATCCAGTCAGATGGGCACCTTGGTCAACACTTGCTCCACTGAAGCTGTTGTCAATCACGTTTGTACTGACAATCGACGTGATCGTGCTGCTTTCGTAAAAGTCAATATGCGAGAACTTACCGGTATGCGTTGCCGTGTCATTGATGACCTCAGCGCCTACCGCGTAATCAACAGTCGAAGCACCGCCGTGTGATTTAGCCATGTCAGATCTTGTAGGCGATTACAGCGCCACCATTGTTAAGGGTGAAGGCAGTGAAAACACCCTGGATCTCAAAGCCAGCAGGCAGCGATTCACCCACCAAGCTGTTCCCGGTCCAGTTTTGCGCCGTTAGTGCGCTGAAGCTGCTGTTGTTCTTCAGCACAACAATCCTGTTCCACCTGCCAGTGTGAGCATCGGTAGTGCTCACGAAGTCCGCACCGATGCTGTAGGAAGGGTCAATGGCGACACTGTTATGCGCCATGATTAGAGCCTGTAAGCGACGACAGTGCCGCTTGTCAGTGTGATGCTGGTGAAGACACCACAGATCTCACAGCTTGCGCTGAAAGGGATTGCCGATAGGGTGTTGCCGGTGTAATCCTCAGCCGTGAGGCTGGCAATCACCGAGTCCTCAAGGGCGACAATCTTGCCGAAGCGTCCGGTGTGCGCTGCTGTGTCGTCAATGAACTCAGCACCGGGATAGGCGTAACCCATGAGTCAGCTCCGCTTAACGGCGATGTTGCCTGGTCCGCTAATTCTAAGTCCGGTGAAATACCGTTCCACCATCGGCGGAATCCGATCAGCGCCAGTCGCCCCGTAATTGTTAGGGGTCACGTCCAAGCTACCGATCTTGACGTTCTTGTAGTCCTCCAGACCGCTCAGACCCAAACCATCCTTGTTGTTGTTCAGGTAGACCGCGAGTTCCGCTTGCGCCTTCTTGACCTGATCCGGGATCTCCGTGTCGGTGAAATAATCCGTCGTAATGCGGAAAGGAAACCCAACAGCGTAAGTATTGATGTAGGTATCGGGCTTTCGGACCCCAGTGCGCGGCCACTGGAGAGACTGCGTATCAGTCGCACGGGCACCAAGGAATCGTTCGCGGTCGATGCGTTGCGCCGCTGTGTACAAAGCTCGGTTTTTCTGGTCATCTGTTGCAGATGCCCAAGCAGTAACGTCGTCGTTCTGAATGAGACCGTCGATCAGATCGTTGGCGTCATTCAGCGTCAGGTAGCTGTTTGCGCTTGCGCCCCCGACTGTTGCGTCGATTGTGATTGCCATCGGGCGTCTCGGAAGATTGGTCGGTTACAAGCTCAGGAAGGATAGAGACTGCTGCCGTAGCAGCAGCCTCCAGTTCCCGTGCTCGCCTAAAAGCGAACAACCCCATCGTCAGGAAGCCGCAGCTTTGAAGATGGCGTAGGTCAGCACGATTGCCTCACCCAGCGAACCAGCCGAAGCGTTGCTCACGGTGATCGCAAAGGATCCAGCGGCAATGCTGTTGGCTTGCACCAGATAGGAACCGGCAGTACCAGCAGAGCTGTGGTTCACCAGAACGATGTCGCTTGCGGCGACTTCACTGTTGGTCACCGTGAAGGAGACCTCAGCACCAGCTGCCAGGGCAGCATCGTGCATGGTGATCTGACCGCAAGCCTTGTTCAGGGTTACGCCAGTGGACTTGCTGGTTCCTTGGGTCACGGCACCGCCAGAGACGTAGCCGATTGCCTTACCAGCAGAAACTTCAAATTGAGAAGCCATGGTTAATTACCTCCTCAATCGAAGTTAGAGGTGTTCGTGGCGCGAACGATGCCGAGGTTCTTAAGCTCGTACACCTTCGACCAGTTGCTCACCGTTTCCAGTTGTGCGCGGGTGGGGTTGGTGGTAGTCACCGCCCACTTCGAGCCAACGGGGTGGTAGCAATAATGCAGGTCGATCGACATGGCATCACTCTTAGCGAGGATGTCACGATCAGTTTCGGTCTGCATTGCCATTTGCTCGCCCGATGCAACTGCTCCTTCGGTGAAGAAATAGGTTGCGTATTCGGTCGAGGCACCGCTGCCCTCGGTTTGCACATCATCCGAAACGATGACGCGCAGACCCATGTAGGTCGGGACAGTGGGATTGCCGTAAGCAGCAACCATCGAACCACCGGATTGGGTGGTGGAGGTGCCACGGGCATCGGCAGTGCTGACGTAATCGATTGCACGGCGCTCCACAAGGTCGTAATAGACCTTGGAGTGCATGCAAATTGCAGTCAGCTTGTCGCCTTGGTCGCCCAGCAGGGAGCGAGCTTCGGCAACGTGACGTGGGCTGAGCACGGTGGGGGTGTCACCAGACTCACCATCAATGGTCAGACCAAAGAAGGCAGCAGAGGAGCTGGTGGTACCCAGGGTGCCGAACACACCCTTGAGGCAGGACAGCAGATCCTTCTGACGCTGGTTGGCAACGTAGTCAGCAACCTTGGCACCAATGGCAGCCATCGGATCGCTACCAGCTGCAAGAGCAGCGAGGTCACGAGCCTCAAAGGCACGACCACGGTGCAGGATCACGCCAACTTGCTTGTCAGCAGTGATTTTGCCGGGGGTCAGGGAAGAGCTGTCAGACAGCACTTCAAAGTCACCGGAGAGGTTTGCCTTCCAGAAAGGCACGTTGATGAAGTCACCGCCCTCAGTGGCATTCAGCTCAGCCATCGGACGCACAACACCGCTAGCCAGGAAGGCATCGCGCTGAGTGGTCTGTTCAATGACGTACGGCGTAAATACCTCAGGAACGATGATGTCCGACCGAAGAGTCGCCATCGTTTGAATCCAAAAGTGTTTTACAGAACGGGCACAGCCCTTGGCTCAGCACAGCCTTGCCTTGGTTAAAAGTTTAACGTGCGGCTTGTGCTTTGAGTTTCTCGTACAAGTCACGATCTGTTCTAAACAGCCGTGATTGTTCGGTCAAGTTGTAACTCTCAGGCAAGAACGGGTTAGCAACACCAGCGGGGATCTCTCCACTGCTGCGCCCGATGGGTGCGCCACTGCCCTGTGGTTTGGGCTGTTTTTGCATCCAGCTAGGCAGGGTCTTTGCCCATTCCTGGACTGGTGTGCGCTGGTAGCCGTCAACCACAACAACAGTGCCGTCAGGTTCACGCTCGATCTGATCAGGCGACAACTTGGTCTTCATCACCAAGTCGGGATCATGCACGATGTCCGCTAAGGCACTGACTGCAGGGGTTAGAAGCTCCAGTTCCCGCACTCGGGATTCAAGCTCTGAGATGCGCTGGTCCTTTTCCGCCGTCGCCTCACGGAACTGCTGCTCCAGAGCTTGCCGAGCTTCGCTGTACTTGCCTTGGGATTCGAGTTGCTGCTGCTCGGCTTGTCTTTTGAATTGGATCAGCTCGTCAATGTCAACGCCTTCTGGTACGGCTTTGGCTTGTTTGACTGCTTTCTTGTACTCGTCTAGAAGCTCTGCGTTCTTTTTACGCATTGCCTCCAGCTCTGCTTGGAGATTTGATGTGTCAACAGCTTGCTCCACAGGAGCAGTTTGTTCTTCAGACATTAGAAACCCACAGGGTTTGGCGGACCTACATTAGTGGTTGGTAACTGGTGATGTCAAAACGGGAATGGGACACGCCAGTGCGTGAGCCTTGGAATCCCTTGATTTATCAGTGCCTGAAAGCCATTGACCGCCACATGGCAGCATATCTTGCGACTGGTAACACCTGGCACGCGATTAAGGCGCAGGAGCTGCGCCGTTATGTCGCAGAGCTTAAAGATTGGATCTTCCTGCAGGAGGACAGGTAATCACCACTTTTCCTTGTCAGCCCAGTAAGCCGCTGACATCTTGCCTTTGGCGATGTTCTTGGCGTGCCGCGCTTTAAACGATGCCCTTCTGGCTTTGTCTGCTGCTGACTCTCCTTTTTGCGCTGGTGAGCCTGACACGCCCTGCTGACCGAATCTGATCAGCTTGACCTTGTCGCCTTCTTTGGCGAGCACGGCATGGGATTTGTTCGGGTGCTTAGGAGTCCTCTTGGGTTTGTTGTACCCGTCAAACTGCTCGCCTCGGTAGGTAATCATTTCCGTTTCGGCGCAGGGCGTAACTCTGACCGTTGCTTCAGCACCGGGTTGCCAGTGCTTTCGGACTTGATCGCAACCACCGGATCATCGGCAGTGCCACGACGAGTGACCGTGCCACCAGTCGGACCTTTGATCGAATGTGATCCTTCGCCAGGCGTGCTGGTCACGATGCCATAGGTGCGGACACCTTGGTACAGCCAGCTAACACGATCACCGCGCCTCACTTCTTCTTGCCTCCTTTTTTAGGCTTAGCGACACCAGCTTCGCTGAGAGCGATGGCGATTGCCTGCTTACGGCTTTTTACCTTGGGACCCTTTCCCGGTCCCGGCTTGCCGCTTTTTAGCGTTCCCGCCTTGTACTCCTCCATCACTTTCCCCACCTTCTTTTGCTGCTTGCGGCTTTGCTTTGCCATTGATCGGCTCCACTTGACCTAATGCTAAGCCGAACTTATTACGCCACTGCAGGGTGCCATCAGCGAGCTTGACCTGACGTGCCAGCACCTGTTCGCCGTTGAGGTTAATCGTTTGGAACTCTTGGTTTGACATTGGGATAACGTCGCGTGAGTTGCTCCAAGGTTAGTTCGGACCCGTCCTGTCGAACAAAGCGGCGCAAGGCATCATCAGGTCCATACTGTTTTGCGAGGTAGTTAAAGTAGGGAGTCTTGCTACCGAAGACTTGTTCTTTCTTGGCTGGGTTATCCATCAGCCATTGCCCATAGGTCTGGCGCAGCTCAGCATCACGCGCTGCAAAGCCCTTAACGATTGGCACCCGCATGGACCGGCAGTTGAAATGCAACGGCGGCTGTGGTCCTTCACCCCACTTGTAGACCTTGCCGTCTAGTGAGCGGCAGATTGGTGAGGTGCGTGTATCCAAGATTGCGGTGTAACGGTATTTGGTGGTGGCATCAGGGTTTGCTGCTGCGACCTGCTGCATCGCTGCATCAGACACCTGCGTAATGCTGCTGCGGACAATGGCGCGGATCTGATTGTTTGGCATCGAGGTCAGCAAGCCACCCTGCTGGATGATTTGTTGCGTGGTGCCAAGCTGTTCACGGTTTAGCCTGCCGCGCAACCGGCGGACGATGCTTTCAGTCGATTCACCAGTCAGCAGTCCATTGCGAACGGCTTGACTGAACATCTCGGCTTGTTTGGTGCCGATATTTTCAAACGCCTTGCGTACCACTTCGCCATTAGGCAGGGTCAAGGTGGCACCATCTGCAACTGTGATGCGTGCGACAGCAATCCGGGCTGCACCTGGCAGTTGATCGCTCAGCGAGACGATTCCAAGCTGCGTGGGGTCGGTGGTAACGACAGCCTGAGCAAATTGTGGGCTGATTTCAACGGTGCGGACAATGACCTGCGAAGTGGCGGGCAGTAGGTCTTGCAGTTGTTCAGTCATGAAGTCTGACTGCAAAAGCGCCAAGCCCTGCAGCTCATCCGCCATCAAGACCGTGCTTTCGCCAGACCATGTAGCCAGTGATTCCTTGAGCTGAGCAAGGATTGCGCGAAGCCTGCCCGCTGTTTGCGTCTGTGGGTCAAGCGTGGCGAGTCTGTCTGTTGCGTCAAGGATCACGTCGTTGTAAGCCCTGACGATGCGCCTTGCTACGCCATTGCTATAGCGATTCAAGTCGATGGCATTGCGAAAGAACTCGGAATGTTGTGTCATGACACCAGTCCAAGCTCTTCTGCAGAGCAGGATGACATGACCATGACATCCGCACCGGCACGCAGGCAGCGTTCTACCAAGCCATGTAACACATATTCGACATGCTCTACGTCATGCTCCAGTTGCATTTCTTCAACTTCATACTGCTTGCCGTTGCGAAACCATGCGACACGGACCACAGCAAAAATTGATTCCTCAAGCTGATGCTGAATGATGTTCAGCTGCTGCTTGCGTGGCTTTGATGCGCCCATGACCAAGCCTCCTGCCACCCAATCATGTTGGCATCTCTCCTTCGTCTTCTGGTTCGGAAGACTCCTCTGGGATTGAAGCCATCGCATGAGATTCAGGCGCTGCCATCTCGATGTAACCGCCAGCCTGAGTTGATTCAATCTCCTCTTCAACATTGAACTCATCGCCAAGAACTTCGCCTTCGTAAAGCTGGTCAAGCAGTGTCTTCTGGGTGATGGTGCCAGCGGTGTAGAGCTGAAGCAGGGACTGGATCTCTTGTGGCTCAAGACGAGCACCAAGGAAGTCACGATTAACAAAGCTGCTGCCAACCTCCTCGATGTTGAGGTAGTGGGCGTGATGAGCAAGGCAGTTGTCTATCAGGTCTTGCATGTTCTGCGCGATCACCATCATGGTGCTGTCACCTTGGCTGCGGTCGATGCGCTTCGACTCAGCGGTTTCAGCAGATAGCTTCTGACCAAGGACAGCGGATAGACCTAGCTCATTGATCTGCAATGCGAGCTGATCGAGACGGCGAAACTGCGAATCAAAGGCATTGCTCGGCGGAGCGATGTATTCTGCCCGCCCGTCACTGGGGAAGCTGATCGCTTCGCCTGGACCTGCACTAACTTCTTCAGCAGAGCTTGGGAAGCCGAAAAATGCCAGCATCGGCACGGCGCTGATGTGCAGCTGGTTGTCCAGGTCAGACTGGACTTGATACGCCTTGAGGTTGAGGTTGGCGATGTCCTCAAGCGGTGGGCGTGACTCCATAAAGTTCACGCGGTTAGCGTAGGCAACAGCAAACGGGATGTGATCCATCGTTGTGGTACCGCTCTCGTGTACCTGGAACTGCCCCTTGTCATCAAGGCGATGGATCTCGAAGGCGCCAGGCGTTAGCACGCGCACCTGCTCGACTTCCTTTTCGCCGTAGTCACCATCAGGCACGATGACTTTTTCAAGCAGACGTAACTGCGTTAGTTGCTGTGCGCCGTCGATTAGCTCGGTACGCCAGCCAAGGATCTCCCGTGGCGTGTAAGTGACCCAATAGGGGCGACCAAGCTCACCAGCAGCAGGCGCATCAACGAGCACACCGATGTGCCCATAACGGACCATCTTGCGGCAGGCTTCGTAGGTCCAGACGTTTAGGTCGTTGCCTTGCAGGTCAACGTCAAATAGCTGTTCGCGGACAAGATCTGATACGTCGTTCAGCCTGACCGGCTTGCGGGTTAACATGCCAGCCAGCATCCGCTCAAGGCGCTGGTAGTAGGGCGGGCAGACGGAACGAGCGAGCCTGTTGTCGTAGCTCTCGTCAAGTTCCCGTGGCTCTTGCGGGAGGTAGCGGCGATGGCGACGACGCAGTTCGTAAGTGCCACCGACTAGATCTTCAATCAAGATCCAGTGCGGCTCTTGGTTGCGCCATGCGCTGTTGGGATCGTTGACCTTGGCGACGCGAGCGGTCAGCTGGCGGTCGTAATGATTAAAGCCGCTGTACACGTCTCTGCTTTCTCAGCTTTGCTGCATTGTAGGTAGCGAGGCTAGTAGATTCTGACGCCAGTTCCCTTGCCCGCCTGCCTGTACATCGGATTAAAGGCGCCAAGGACGAGGTAGCCCAATCCGTCCGTCCAGTGTTCAATGTTTGCCGATTTGTCGATCACATAATCAGAAGCGCCCTCCTTGTAGCAAACGTTTTTAAGTGCCTTGATGGTGTGCTTGCAGCGGGGGTGAACAAACATCCTCATGTGACCGTCGGCGGTGCGGATCATCCAGTTGGTTGCGTTGATCTTGTCCTTAACCGCCCAGGCAGCTTTCGGGCTGATGCACTGGAAGCCATAACGCCGAATGATGTCGTGGTCGGTGCGACCCGCTGAGGATGTCTTGTGTGCGCTGCCGGTAGGGTCGGGATAAGCCAGGATCGTCCGCCCAGGGAAACGATCCTTCAGCATCTGGCAAACCTCGTCTGTATTGGACTGCTTTACAGCGACCTCATCCCAAATATGCACAGTGTCACCGACACGAGAAGCCAGAACGCCAGCCATGATGCCAACGTTAAAGTCAGTGCCCCAATAGATCTCCCCTCCGGTGTCTTTGACATCTTCGGAGATGTTGTCGTCGCTGAAGTCAGGGTAGACGCGCCCAGCGAGGGTCTCGAAGCTAGCGAGGTACTCCTGCTTAAAAGTGCGCTCGTCTAACGTCCGTCGCGCAGCTTCAACTTCTTCGGCGGGGACGTTCCCTCCTTCGATTGTGGTGTAGGAAAAGGTCCGCCAGTCTTCCTGTTCTTGCGCCTGTTCCCATAGGTCGTGGAACCAGTTAAGACCTGCGGGCGTGGTGATGAACCAGGCTGGACCACCTTGGTCAGAAAGCGCCGGGCGTAAGACCATCTCCCAGGCTGTCTGCCTTACATAAGCCGCCTCGTCTACCACAAGCGATGACAGGCTGACGCCCCGCAGCGTGTCTTCGTTTTCTGAGCCTCTCAGGGCGATGACAGACCCGTTAACGAACTCGACGCTCAGGTCCGATTCATGCGATTTAACGATCAGCTCTTTCGGAGCCATGGTTTTTAACTGTCGCCATGCGATCTGTTTTGCCATCCGATAGTTAGCGGTGACATACCAGTTCAGGCTTCCAGGCTTTTCAAGAGCCCAGTTCAGAAGGCGCGTAATACAAAGGTATGTCTTGCCGAAGCGTCTACCTGAGCAGAGCAGCTTAAATCGCTCTGGTGCTTCATAAACAGTCCGCTGCGGTTCGGTGAGATTTCTGGTTAACTCAGCAGTTCGCAATTCACAGTCCGGGATCTCCTTCGCTGCGCCGCTTTCTATTTCAGACAGGGCGGAGCCACCGGGGATAGCCGAGAGGACGCTAATCATTCGAGGATGCGGGCGATCCTAGCGATTGAGTTAATGCAACCGAGCGTAACCTGCGGCTGACTTGACTTCCGAGCCTCCTGAGCGAGTGTCGTGAGTTGCGCCAATAGCTCAGCAGTCAGCTGACGCCGATCAATGTCCCAGTCCTTTTGAATTACCTCGTTTGCCCATTCCAGGTAGCGGTAAGCCTGCCTACGCTCGATCCCCCATTCACGGGTCATATAGGCGACGCACTCGGAGTTAGGGACGTTACGGGCTTTCAGTGCCGAGACCCGAGCGACCCTCCACTCCTTCTCTTTGTTGGTGGTTTTCCGACCTGCCATGATTCGACCTATTTGCTTAATCCTAAAGATCGCGTTTTAAGCAGTGGCTTGCTTCTCCGCCTCTTTGCGAAGCCGAAGCTGGGTTTTTGATTCCCAGGCTTTTTTGTATTGCATGTTTTCGAAGAGCTTTGAGAAGCCGGTGATGTGCTTAAGGCGAAGGACCTCTTCTGCTTCCATGCCGAGTTCAGCGCAGATTTCAGCTTCGGACCAGCCATTTTCGAGCATCTGAAAAACCATGTTGCTCATGCCGTCAACGGAGTGCTTCCCTCTGGCTCGGTTATGGCGAACGGTGGATGCCATCCGGTCATTGATCGGCTTATCTAGGACAACGATGGGAAGCATCCCGCAGTTGCGGTCTCGGATGTCTTGATTGTTCCGACAAGTGAAATAGCGGTGGAAGCCGTCAATGATGACATATTTCTGAAGGGCTTCATCCCAGATAGTGACAACAGGCTGCGTGTAACCGTCGTGCAGGATCGAGGTGTAGAGCAATCCGAGTTCTACCTTGGCGACGCTGTTTGGGTTGTAGTCGTTGGGCTCAACCATCTCGATGGGAACCCAGCGGATGCGGTCTACGGGTTGAGAGTTGACCGGGCTAAGTTCATGAAGCTGCTGCCGCAGGTCTTCAATGGCTGCCAGTCGTTCAGCATCAGGCAATGCCTGGAGGGTTTTAAGGTCAAGCATCACTTGAGCAGGGGCTGCCATTGTTGGTAAAGAGCTGGTGGGCATCCATCGGTTTCAGGATCGTAGAAAACGCGAGCCTGACGCCTTAAGCCTGACTTTGACCGTCGGGGGTTAACGCTAGAGACATCTGGGAGGTGATCTACCAGGGAGGGAATGGAGACCCAGTATTTAAGTCTGTGGTGGTGAAGGAAGTCCTGAGTCAGGACATCGCTGAATGACCTTGGGCTAGTGAAGTCCCTGTAGATCTCTTGCGCGGAAAAGCGAAGGATCTGGGGTGCGATGCCTGCGGGGAAATAGACGCACTGATGATTGTAGAACTCACGTCCGCTTTTGTAGCGAGAGCCGACGGTTTGATCTTTTGTGCAGCGTGAATGGAACTGGATTAGCTGATCGGGCTTCTGGGCGATTACCCGCTGGATCTTAGGAAGGAAGTCCTTGGTAAGGAGGATGTCGTCTTCTAGCAGGACGAAGGGATCCTCACACGCCCGGTCAAGCACCTGCAGGTAACCGCCTATGCACTTGCCTGAAGAGTCCCACGAGGCTTCAAGTTGTGGGATGTGCTTCTGAAGGTAAGCGACGACATTTGCCCTTCGCTCGATTGCCTGAACGATGAAGCGTAGGCTCACTGGACTGACTCCGCAGGTATCGGTTTGATGCCCTGCTCAAGCGCAAGGCGAATGTACTTGTTCGTAGCGTTGTTGCGATGAGTCTTGCCCTTCATCCAGTTTTTCCAGTCCGCCATTTGAGGGCGTGTCATCCAGTTAACAAGCTGCGTGAAGTGGTAGTCGTTGCTGAGGATAGCTTTAATTTGAACCTTGTACATCTCCTCCTTGTCGGGAAAGAGGAGGAGCTTTTGATCCATCCTGAGGAAGTAGCCTCTGAACTTTGCTTGATGCTCCGGGTGAACGCAGATATGTTTTAGGAGGTGGTCGCGGTATTCACGCCAGTCTTTGAACATGTATGGCAGGGTTTTCGGGCAAGCGTAGGCATCGGTTTTCAGCTGCCCGAGAGTGTTCACGCCAGGGAGCCTGCGGCAGAGTGCTTCCCATGTGTGCTTTTCGATTTCCTGCAGGTAGAAGAGGCTAACGAAGCTGGTCTCGTGATGCAGGTTTGAAACTCGCATCTGATTGACGTTGACGCCGTAGCGGTATTGCTCGTCATAGATTTTGCAGTATTGCCAGCCATTTTCGTGGATGGCTTTCCAGATGTCGGTATAACTCCAGTCGTATAGAGGGTAGAAGGTGTAGTGATCTTTTGTTTTATCGAGTGCAACGCCCCATGTGATGTGCTTGTAGGTTGCTGCCCCGGTGAGTGCCATGGCACGACCGGGGGACTCTTCACATCGAACGCCTGCGAGCCAGGCAACACGTTTGTCTCCCCACTCAACGACGCTGATCCGCTTAAACAGACCCTTAAAGCGATCGCAGTTGTAGCGATTGACTTTAATGGAGTTTGGCTCCTGAGGTCGAATCCACTGTTCGCCTTCTGCCCAGCAGTTCAGCCAATCTGTATCAGACGAGGCGCTGTTAAACAGCTTTAAGGGGATCTGGAACCACCAGAGGTCGATGTCCGGG